TTAGTTTATCAAGCTCTAAACAGCATAAAAATACCTTCCAACCCCAGTCTAGCTGTTTGCGACTAATGTTATGATGCGTAAATGCACCTGTCTCCTTATCAAGCCTCAGTACATACCCATATTCAATCTTAGCCTTTGGTTGCATCCTTTCGTACATATGGCAGTATGCACCTAGCTGTATTATATGGTCATCGTACAAGAATTTGCTTGTTTTTATGTCTCCAACCACGACTTGACCGCCAATTCTAGCGACCTGATCAGCAGTTCCACCCACTTCAAGCTCTTCATCGACCAAAACTAGCTCTGTACCAATGAATTTTGGCTTATACGCCTTTCTCCACTGCTTAAAACCCTCAAATCCATTGTTTGCCTTCTCAATTTGCTCTGCAGAATACGTTGAAGTGTCAGGAATTTCGTCTTTTATGTCGCATTCTACTAAATAATGGGTCAAAGTTCCGATATTTGCAGCCTCTTTCAGCACTAATTCTGGGTCATGACCTGCTAAAGCCTGCCTTCTTGCCCATCCTATCAAAACTTGCTTGTTCCAACCGAGATTATTGCCCAAAATCGTCGTAACAGACCGACATTTCTTGCCTTTTTTCGTTACATAGCTACCGCCATGCGCTTTAGTCCTCGCCATTTTCGTACTCCTTTATAAATTCTAGCTCTTGTTTGAGATTTTCACGCATAACTAGGTAACACGCATCGGATAAACTGCAATCATTCATCGTTGCATAGACTCTGAGAGCCTTGACAAGATCTTCTCGAAGGTTCAAGCGTAATTTTACAATTTCTTCATCACTACTGACGTTCAACTGTTTATTTAGCTTAGGTTTTAGCCTCTTAATTAGCTGTATTTCGAGCTTTGTTCTCTCATCGATGGTATCAGTCGTCTTTACCTTAACATAGGCGAATTTAGCCCTTTTTGGGTGTTGTGATATGCGATGTTTCATGTCCTTAGACTGACCTATGTATATTAACTTGTCATTCTCATCATACATAGCGTAGACACCTGGTTTTGACTTGATATTTTCAACTTTGGTATGTGTACTCCAACTCATTTTCCCCAAACTCCTTCATCTACGAGCTGTGCGATGATTCCATAGACACTCGCATCCTGGAATGCATCAAGATAGGTCTCATCTTTTACCGCATTCTTACCATCGTTCTTAAAAAGTATAGTCATAAGCCTGTTCGCTTTGTCATTCATGCGTATGACCAACGCCTTCAAGCTCATCCTACGATCTTCCTGCAGCCTCATGTTCCCACCGAGGCTTATATTGGAACTACCATAGTCATGTTGCTTGCGACAAAAGGTCTCATACTGTGCCTGCATGATTTCCTTATATCTCTTGGTCATGTTTGGGTACTTTTTCTCCATCTTCTTAATATAATCTTCTGCCATCATTATCTCCTCTCTTTAGTTTTTTGCGTTTAACTTGATTTGCAGTTCTACCCTGCGATTTCAACTTGATGTTTAAAAGTCTTTTCTTGCGTTTACGCTCTTTAGCCTTCTTGTTTGGCATAGTCAGGCTCCTCTCCTCTATAACATCCTTGGTAATACCACCATCCATTACCATTCTTTTTCAAGAACGCACGCTTTTCTTTGATATATCTAGGGTCTGATAGAGATTTGTATCTCCATTTTGGCTTGTTTTTTGGCATGATTCCCTCAATTCTTTTGGCAACAACCCTCGTTTACCTAATACTACCCAGGTTATTAAGTTGCTTGTTATCCAACCCAAGCTCACTTTTTCAAGTGCTGTTGCCAAATCTTTTTTACAGGACACTTGGTCATGTATCTAATTCTATTCTCACCTGTTTGGAAGCCACAGACGTAATCGCCTTTGTACTTGGCTCCAAACCCACAGGTCTTATTTACTAGCGGACAGTAACCGAACATACTCTTCCATGGGGATCACCGCAAAACTCGAACGATGATCCCCTCTGAACATCACTACATCGCAGTTACCAAGCTCAAGCCACTTCGGAATTGCTTTCCTACGCTTGGCTTGGATTTTAATGTCATCAGCTATGATATCAACGTCAGGTTCTACACCGATGGAACGACCATCGCTTCCCCATGCACGCTGACACTTGAATCCCTCTTTAGTCAGTTGTTCTATTAGCTCTCGTTCGTAAGCGTAACCCTTGCGACTGCTCTTTGATGGCATTATCTAACTCCTGTTGTAGTTTTTGGATTTTACTTTTAGGTTCGTTCCTGAGCTTAGAACGGTAGATCGCCCTGCTCAGTGTCCGAATCCGATTCTGCGGTGAATCCATCGACTGGTACAAACCCTGTTGTTCTGCCCCCTGATTTAACTATCTGACAGCCTGAGAGCCATAGGCTGAGTGAGTTGTCCCTGTCATTGACCCTAGGTGCTAACCTAAGCTTGACAACATCTCCACCGAATGGAGTGTCCTCAGTCTCTTTTGCACCTGCATCATAGCATGGAAAACTTGTTTGTGTTTTCTCACCTGCAGTGTAGGTCTTTGATTTTACTTTCAGAACCTTATCACCATCTGTGCTTTCTGAAAAACCATTGACCTTCTTTGCACCTGTTGTCTTTACCCAAGAGTCTATCTCTTTCTGTAGCTCTTTAGTAACTAAGACACTAATATTATGATCTCCAGGCGCACCGAAGAAAATATCAGGTTTGTGTAAGTGAGACCATTTAACGACCAAGTCTTCTGTTATAAACGACTTAGGCATCTTTTCTTGTTTTGCCATTTTATCTCCTTTAGCAGTTTGTGATATATAATAGTGCTATTAACACCATTATGATTATCGTTTCAGTGTTCTTCCAAGCCTCATGCACAAGAAAATGTGCTAAGTCCATTAGGAAGTTAATTAACGAAGTTTTCATAACCTCTCCTTTCTACCTTCTGCATGATACGCTCAAATACATTGATATCTGAACCACGCTCGGTATTTATGATATGCAATTCGTCTTCTTTTTCAACTTTGTACTTAATATTGTTCTTATCGAGTTCACGCAAGATAAATTCAAGCATTGATCTTTTATCAGCTAATGAATCGAATTTAATGATACCCTTACTCATCGGAGAGAGGGGGGAGTTATTCGGTAATCAACTAAGGGAGAGTTGTTTATGAAAAAACGAAAGGGTGAATAACTCCCCTGAAATACACTATACATTATACAAACTCTCAGGCTCTTCGCCAAGAATATTCGCAATGTCAATTCTAGTTTGACTGTCCATAGTTCTTTCGCCCTTTAACATCATATGTACCAAACTATGGCTTTTGTTCAGTTTGCGAGCAAGCCATCTTTGGCTGCGCTCTTCATCGCTAAGTTTTTGTTTAATTCTTTCTAAATGATCCAAAACAGTTCCTTTCCTTTTGTCAAGTATACAAAATGTTAAATATTACTTGCAAACAATTTGTTCACAATTATATATTAAAACAAACAAAGGAGAGTTTTATGGCTAAATTAACACATATAGAAAACGATAGATATCGCATTACCTACCAAGATCCTGACTTAGGAAAACAGGTAAAGCGTATTGTACAAGGTAAACTTCGAGCAGAACAATATCTTGCTCGTGTCAATCACATCATCGATGCATACAGATTGCAAATCGATATTCCTCGTAAGTTTAACAATAAGTACACTTTAGAGAATCTTACAACTGAGTTTTTAGCGTTCATCAAGACCAATCGTAGTGAGCTTACATATAAGAGGTATCAAACATCACTTAAAAATCTTGCAAAATATTTCTCAGATAAAATCCAAGTAGAGAAAATCAACATAGAATTATATAAGGACAAGGTCAGCCATCGTAAGGTCAGCGGAATCAATGGAGACCTTCGAGCAATCAAAAGTGCATTCTCTTGGGCAAAAAAGCGTGGCAAGATCACGAATGAACCTGTGATTGCCTATTATACTGTGCCTAAGAAGAAAATCAACATCCTATCCGATGATGATATTAAGACTCTAATAATGTCTGCCAAAGGGGAAACTCGCAACCTAATCAAGTTCTATCTCTTGACAGGTGCTAGGATATCTGAGCCACTGCAAAAGAACTTCACATGGAACGATGTGGATTTTATGAACAATCGTATATCCATGCTTCGCAAGGGCAACAGAAAATCATGGGTAGGTGTATCGCAGTCTGTGATGGATATTCTGTATAATTGGATGGACAGAGAGACACCGATACCATACACTCAGCAGTACGTTAGAACTCGCTTTGAAAAACTCAGAGATGAGACTGGTATCAATTTCACAGCTCATGACCTGAGAAAAGCATCAGGTGCAATCTTAATACGTCAGGGTGCTTCTATATTTCATGTGTCCAAGTTCTTAGACCATAGCAGTGTTGATATAACTGTGAAGTATTATGTGGATCTTCTAAATGAAGAAAAGCGTGAACTTTATGAGTCTGTAGCTACGCACTTAAACTCTATTGTTCTTCAGTAAGTGTTAGCTGTGTATCCCAAGCTTGATACGCAACCTCAGTAAACTTCAAAGAATCTTTGGATAGCGTAACGTATTTCACGCCATTCGGCTTGTATATGATACGCTTGTCCATTGATGCATCACGCATAGACTCAAACTTTTGCTTCTCGGTATTATCAATCGCTCTCCACTTCTGCACATAGACCTTCTCTAGTTCGTTACTCTTATTAGCGTATTCATATCCTGTGTATGATGTTTGTATTTTGTTTATATCATTAGCTTTATAAACTTGACCAACATCAGGATTTCTTCCAGGGACAAACTTAGTACCAAGGATAATTTCACCGATAGTAAAATCAGAACCATTACTGAATTGAACTGAGTAGTATTGATAGGTTTGCGTACTGCTGAACTCGTAGATATTCCACCCTACAGATACACTAGAAGTACTATGAAACTGCGTATAACCTGAAGTATCGGTATTACTTCCTGATATTGTGATTGTAGGTGCGGTGGTTACCTCTCCTGCATATACTGCAGCAAACTGAGTAGCTTTCGATTCGCTAAGGTTAATTCTGACACCGCTTTGGGCATCTACTGTGTTTGTCAATCCTACTCTTTGGTCAATCAAAAGTCCTGGTTTGTCTATGACCCCAGGTGCTGTATTGGAGTTCACAATAAATGTATTACCTGCGGATGTAATAAAAGTATTACCTGCAGATGTAACGAAGGTTTGTGCGTTTGACTCTAGGAATTCAACGATTGACTCTGGGTCAATAGAGTCGTAGTAAAACGTGCTAGGCAAGTTGCTCTATCATTTTAACGTTCATATTGTAAGACTGATACGCAACCTCGGTAAAATCAAAACTACCTTTTAAAGCTCTTACCCAGTAATAGCTACTATCGTCATAATATAGAAACTTTAGAAAATTCGTACTAATCGCATCTCGCATAGATTCAAAGCTAGTCTTGTTTGCTTCTGTTAAGTTACTGAAGGATATCTCCCACATTCGTTTACCATCGTGCCTTTTGTTTGCGTACTCGTTACCACCATAGGACTCCACGACATCCACACCGAACTGCTTTGATTCTTTACTGTTCAGATTAGGGTTGAATGGGAACTCAAGGGTTGTCCCTAAGAGAACCTCTGTAAAGATATTAAGCTCACCCTGTCCCTTCATAAAGACATATCTATTGGATGATGTTGATGATAGGTCTTGAACATTCCAACCAACAGCGAAGGTATTTGAAAACTCCGATCCTGATAAGAACTTACTACTATTAAATACACCTGTCGCATCAGCAGAACTGCTATAGAACAATACATTGTCTGTGTCTGTTGCATTAGCGTATAAGGCTATAGTGTCAAAACTATTTCCACTTGCTGACAAATCAAAACGAACCGCATCAAAGTTTGCAGGAAATCCTGCTGCGGTAGATATAGATACGTCTGTTAGTCTGTGTTCGTTTGTAACGTCAGCAGTAACACCAAAGTTTTCTGTGCTTGATGTTTGCTCACCACCGACAGGTGTTACATTGTAAAGATTTGCGTTCGGATATATGAATTTTTTTGCCATTATGAGACCTTAATTGCTTTGATTGAACAACCATCAGGTTGCTTGCTTATGCTTTGTATTATGTAATAATCTGTACCCATTGAATCTCCATATATTTTTATATTAGACGACCAATTAGAAAACAATATTATATCGCCTATTTCCAAGTCATTGTATTTTGGTCTAAGGCAGTCAAAATCTAAAACAACTTTTCTGTCTTTTAAAATAGTCAAAAAACTATCTGCGATTTGCGTAGCGGTTGTTGAATCATTTACATCTGCGTTTATCTCTAATCTAAGGGATTGTTTATATCCATCCACTGTATTGCCAGAGGATGTGGTATTTTCACTAGGATTAACTCTGCTCATATACTGTTCTTTGGCGTAATCATAGTTATAATTTACAGATACGTTATTTCTGACATTATTTAAACGAGTCTGTTTAATTGATTTTAAATTTATATCGTTGAAATCTATTGTTTTGTCAGCACTAGAGTATGTCCTTTTAAGGGTCTTGATTTTATACTTACCACTAGATGAAACAAACACCCAAGACATAATTTGATTGGCTATCTTATCTAAAAAATCTTGCGAATGCATAAACTTAGTCTGTGAAAGCGCAAATTTTATATCAGCAACACTATCGTTTAATAAATTACCAATCAATCCATTTGTGGTGTTGCCAGATGCATTAAAGGAAGTTTCATCTATCTCACTTGTAGTAAGACCAAGTTCTGTTCTAAGTATGTCTTCAATGATAAAAACTGGATTTTCAATAAAATCTGTAGTAGCGTATCCTGCAGATCTGCTATTAATCCAAGACCCATACTTACGACCTTTTCCAGAGCAATATACATATTTAAGATTTGTTGGAAAAAAAGTATCTAAATTATACGTAATTTTTTTCTTTTGATGTATAGGGTCTCCTTCAATGAAATTATTCATCATAATCTTAGGAGATAATAATTCAAATTCGACACTGCTTTTATTTGTATATACCACATCATCATCTAAGTCGTAGGTTATAATTATCACTGAGTTTTCAATTTCAACTGTATTTGCTGTAGTTTGAACAGTTAGCTTATGTGGTACAGCAACTCCATCAAATTCCCAATTTTCTTTTTGATCGTCTGTAAAAGATGAGGTGATATCTGTTGTTAAGATAGCATTGTTTGTTACCGCACCTGTTGCGTATGTTGTTCCCCCTATTAAAAGAGAATCAAAATTACCTAAGGTTGATCCTATGCTTCCTAGCTTAGTTAAAACTTGTATTGTTGCTATATTTCCAAGTTTTTTTGTAGGCGGTATAAATTTATTCTGAGTATCAGGACTTCCGCTAGTAGCAGAAAGATTCATTAGATTAACATCAAAAGATTGATTTCCTGAGAAATTAATCATAGTGCTAACTCTCTTACCCCTGTATTTTATAGTTGGGTTTGACCCTATGTCAGCCTTTGCAGATGGCACGCTAGAATAATAATTATCATTATAGTAATATACATTATCAGTGTCTAGTGTGTGTATAGCACTGCTATCAACCTTAGCTTCACTAAAATTATTAGTTTCGTTGTATAAATTTGTTACGATAGCAGGGAAAGCACTTTTATTGTAAAATCTGTAGGGATTAAAGTTTGACGGAATAGTGCCATATTTGTCATGTGTATAGAAATCTCCGTAAGCTATTGGTATTGGTTTGTTATTATTTTCTTCTGGAGAATTGCTAAAAGAAACAGTATTAGTAGGAATCTGCTTGTTATACCTAGACTCCATATCTAGCAACTTAAAAGATACTTCTTGAGTATTATAATCAATATCACCACTAATTACCCCTGTCCCTATCATTCTAGCGGATGTATCAAAAGTATCTAATGATTCGGTATTCTGAAAAAGTTCCCATTTTCTATTAGCAAAGTTTTTCGTAGCCATTAAATCAGAGAAACGCTGACCCTCTACCGCTTTATCTGTATTGGCGAGTTTAATCGTCATACCTAATGCTGAAGATTTAAAATTAAAAAAATCTAACGAATGACTGATATTCCCAAAGCTTAGGACTACCCCATGGTATACATCAGAGCCATCAGTCCTATCCTTATCAGATACTCCAATAAAATCACTTGAACCTTCAGCGTTATAATATAATTTTAAAACCCAAAAAGATTCAGTAGAGTGTTTTTGTAGACTATTAGAAAGATCGGTATCAAACGAAAGCATTAAGACATAGCCTTAGCATTATTAATAGCAGGAATCAAAGTATTCGTAACATAATCCTCTTGAACAACACCACCATGTATATTGACTGTAACATTGCTTGCCTGTCCTGTCTCGTTCATCATTGATAGACTGTCAAGCCCTATAGATTGCACTGCACTTCTTTGCATTACAAACTCACCTGATTGTGCTACTATTGGTACATTGTTCGCATTGCCACCAATCAGACCTCCCTGATGGAAGCCAAAGAACTTTTTAAAACCGCCAAGAAGATTAAAGCCTGCTTCAGCAGCAGTTGCTCCAGGGAATCCAAATAGTTTTAGCAGGCTTAACGCAGCTTGTTGAGCAATAAGCTCTGCGGCAATAGCTTTTATAGAATTTACCATTGCATCTCCTAAGTTCTGTCCATTAATAACAGCAAAAGCTATATTATCTGAAAACTTTTTAAATACTTGCGCTCTTTCCCTTATAGCATCTATTTCTTTTTGCTTGTTCTCCTCCATGCGTGCTAAGTCTTTTTTTCTAAGCTCCAGTCTTTCACGAAAAATTTCCTGTTCTGTCTGAAAGTCGTCTACAACAAGTTTATTCATATCCTTCATCAAATCTTGAAAAAATTGCTCTTCTTGACTCAGTTCCTCAAAAAATCCTTCACTTAGATTCCCAAGTTCTTCATCCATAACATCAAATATCTTAGGTCTTTCACCTGGGGATAATAAAACAGGTTTAATCTCTGCCTCTACCTTTGCCTGCCCAAATAACTTATCTCTTATCTTTTCAATATTTTGAAGTAAAGAAAATTCCGATGATAGGGTTTTTAATTTAATTTGACTAGCTTCAAGCTCTCTTTGGCTAAATGTAAAATTACTTTCTATAACTCTATTCTTAGATTCTAAAAAAGACTTTTCTATGTTTAGGTCTTCTATTCTTCTAGTAACTAAATCAACTTCATCTTTAGAAAGTATTAATGTGTTTTTTGCGTTTTGATTAAGTGATTCGCCTAAAGCTTTTAATGACTTATTAATATCTAATAATTTTTGCTCATTGAGAGCAGATTCGTTTACCTTGGAGGAAAATTGTACTTGGCTATCAAGTATCCTTGAATTTTCTTCTGCAATTTCTTTATAAATATCAGCAGAATCTTTTCCCTGCAGGTTTAGGTCTCTTTGTTTTTGTTCAAGTTCAATTAACTGTACAAGTAGCTGAGTTTCCTGTAGTTTTGCAATTGTCTCAATAGAAGCTCCCATTTCTTTCAACTGTCTTATGGTAGTTTCTAAATTAGTTTCAGTTGATTTCCTAAAGAAATCCTCAGCAGATTCTGCCCCTTCTTTTAATCTCTTAATTAGAGGGGTAAATACTGGTATAAGTATATCACCAACTGAATCAGCAAGCCTTGTAAAGCTATCACCTGTATTACTGATGAGACCTTGAAATGTCTCACTTAATCTGTCTGCTGAACCTGCAATCCCAACAACAGGATCTTGCATTGCAGATATCAATGCCTGTCTAAATTCAGGTAAAGTAGTCTTAGATAAATCTGTCAATCCTTGCGAGGTTTTGATAATATTAAGGATTCCACGCTCTCTCAAAATATCTGCTGCACCTGCACCACCTGCGAACGCTCTACCGAAGGCATTAGCAGCTTCAACTGCTGTAGTACCCATAAATGAGGCAAGGTCTGTAATAGACCCAATTAATGCATCTGAATCAGCACCAAATGCTTCAAGTTGCGCACCTGCATCTACAACATCTTCTAAACTAAATGGTGTCTTAGATGCAATTCTATTGAAATTATCAAATGCCTGTTCTGCGTTTTCTACAGAACCTGTTAGTCCAACTAAGCGTGTTCTTACAGCTTCAAACCTAGCAGATACTCCAACTAACTTTGAAATAGCTGCTGTAACACCTGCAAATGCAAAGCTTGCAAGTAGAAGATCGTTTCTTAGTCCACCAATTTCTCTGCGTATACCAGAGGTGGATTGTCTGAATCTGCCAAGCAGACTATTAGTTTTCTTAACATTTCGTCTGGCATTATCAGCAACAAATTTAAATTCTAATATCAGTTCATTTCTATCAACTGCCATTGTTCTTTTCCTTCATGCGTTTATCACAAGCGGTTAGTTCTTCATCTATTATCGAATAGACTACGAGGCGATTCATGTCTGCCTCGTCAATACATTTAGCAGGTGGGATATTGAACTTCTTGATGTAAGCGTATTCCTGAATATCGAACTCAACCTCCTGATCCTTGAAGAACAAAGGGTTAGCGAAGTGAGGTATATTGTAATATAGGTTTTGTCCAGGAGTGAACTTGCGCTTTGCATCTTCAGCCACAACACGATATACCTCTTCCCAAATCTCGGAAGAAGTATATGTGATTGGCTTGTTCAATGTTGGCGAGTGTGCTGTATAATCGCCTTTGGTAGGTAGAAGGGATTCGTTAAAACCAAAATAGCTGTACCAAGTATTAATTCGGTAGGCTAACTCTTTTTTTTAGACACACCTTTGTATTCTTGGTAAATCGTAGCAAGAATCTCATCAACTTCTTCGTCTTTGAACTTACCGAGAGCTTCTTCAGGATTGGCGAAAGCTTTCATCATCACCCAATCCAACAGCTCATAATAAGCATCTGTATCGAGCTTGTTGTCCCAATACACTTTAATCTCTTTACGATGAAGCTCACGCCTATCTTTAAAATTGATAGGCTGAACTTCGAATTCACCTTTTTTGGTTTTTACAATCATTAAGCAATAATTTCAATTAGACTATCATTTGGAGCTGAAGCTGATGAGTCTGCTGTCATTTGCATTGAGACATCTAACATCATTGCCGCAGCTTCATTATGTGCTAATGAAGTTACTAAACATTTATTAGAATAAATACCAAAAGTTGTAGCACTATGCCAATCTGTATTATTCGATAAATGCGTGTTGCTTAGAGTGCCAAGTTGATAAACATCATCTAGACCTTTACTTTGCGAGTCATATTTAACAGTTGCATCCATAGTAGCGGTGATACCTGGAATACCAACAGCAATCACTTGAGGGTCGTGATTCGTTGAACTACCTCCACCTAAATCTGCTGTAGTTGTTTGATAGCCAATGTATTCAGCAGGATTCTCAATGTTTACAGCAAAGCTTTGTAATATAGTATCAGTAACCCCTGCTATAGTCTTTGTTGTGGTAAAGCTATTCATGTTTAAGAAATTACTTGTATAAGCTGTAACACTTGGTGCGCCTTGATTAATAAAGACATTGTATCCAGTTTTAAACGTACCGCTAATCTTAATGCGACCATTCTCAGTACCCATATCTCCACTAATACTTAATGATGTTAAGCGACAGCCAGGGAATACTGAGTTTGTACTACCTTCAGGACTAATAACAGCAACAGTTACTGTATTTACAATAGTACTGCTTGTCTGTCCTGTTTTCATTTCGTTAGGTGAAAAACTATCAGGGACAACGTAAGCTTGTGGATAGCTACCGCCAGAAGCTGCTCTCTCAGCTGCGTTAAAAAGATTTTCCAATAGCATATCCATTATTGCAGTATCTGCTGTACCACTAAAGCTTATTTCTTTATCCATTAAATCTTTTTGCGTAAACACATCAGATGTTTTTAAAGTTCTTCCTGCACCTGCCCTTACATCTAAAACTTGCAGTGGATTGTAGCTAGGTAGCTCCACTGAGTCTACGTTAATTTCAGTCATACCATTGACTGCCTTAGTGCCTATAATTGTCTCCGCTTGAATAGCAAGCCTAAACTCTTTAGGACTATATGCTGCTGAGTCTATAGCCATTATTCTTCACCTTTCTTTGATTTTTTACTTCCCACAGCCTCAACATATTCTTTGGCTGCTTCTGGAATATTTTCCATTTCTACAGATTTACCATTATTAAGTTTTGCCCAATCGTTTGGGTCTAAGCCTTTGTACGAACCAAACATCGGTATTCTTTTCTTTGCTTTTACTTTCATGATAATACTTCCTCTACTACACACGCAAAGGTTACATCTATCATTTTATATTCAGGTAATTCTTCATTATCTACCTGATAATCAATATTGGTAATGCGACCATCGTGCCATTTATAAGTTGAACTCGGACTATAATCCGAATTGTTTGCAATTAATCTTTTAAGTCTTTCAATCGTCTTGGTGATTGGGTCTAGTTCAGTATGCTTTCTATGATCGCCTGCTGATTTACGAAACAATCTGATAAGCACTGTATATTCTCTGACATCACTTGAAACCCTTTGCTCTACAAGCTCATCGGTCTGAGGCTGAAAGTTGAAGAATGTATTTCCTCTAGCTATTACATCTAGGTCGTAGTGTATAGGTATGTCAGTAAATTCATCATTGACAATCTTATCAAGTGAATCAAGTACATTGTCTTTTATCGTATTGCTGTACGATATCATCTAACGACTTGACCACTCTTAATCGTACCAGTCTCGTTAGTATGTCCACCCATCACAGTGATACCCCATTCATCGTTTGCAACATACACACCTTCGCTGAACCTTATGGAAAGTCCATAAGCAGCAGGCTGAAACACGCCTGTTACCACTTCATTCTCTACAGTCTTTGTTCGTTTCAATCCAGTATCATCAGCAACATATACATCGTATTTAACAGGCGATGAAGTGCCTGCAGCAAATGTACCACCTGTGGATATTACCACACGAATATCATCAAACCTGGTCATTGGATGCGTAACATTTGTAACATCGATGATTCCACCTGTGGTAGAGCCATTCAATGAGATTTGTCTGACCACACCTTGGTTCTTATCCGCAGAGGTATCTGAGTCTAATACAAACTCACCACGCTTTACCTTATCAAGAAGCCCTGTACCTTCATCGTTCATTGCCATTGCTTCCACCTCACGACCTCTTTCTGGGTCATAGGGCATAATGAGCTGTGCGCAGGCAAGTATGGCGTTTGACCTAATGATTACATAAGGATAGTTCCTACCGCTTGCACCTTGTGCATTCGAATTATTTACACGCAAGATAGGCTTGCCGATGTAACTGCGAACCATATCGGCTGTCTCTTTGATGGTTTTGGTCTTGAGATCTTCCCAGTCAGTTCCTGCTTCCATCACAAGGTCAGATACATCGGATGTAGAATAGATATACACTACGTCATTCGTGGCATCGTATGTCCATTCTCCATCAGCATCCAAATCTGATACCCCTGCCTGTTCGTTACCTAAATCCTCACCACTTCTAAATAGAACATCAATATAACCACAGTCGTGGCTTTTATATACGTTGGTTGCGTGTGATACCCAATTACTGACCAAGAACTTTTGGTCATACTTGTTTATATCAGGTATGATTGCCTGAAGATCACCTTGTGTATTGCAATATGCCTCAAAATATGTCATGCTTCTCCCATGCTTGGCGATTCAAAAGGATTTACATCTTCAAACACTAAATCAATATCAGGTATCTCAAGGTTGTCAATGAGAAGACAAAGCATTGCAAGTCTGTCTGCATCTTCCATTGTTAGTTTGCCCAATAGATTGACCATTGATAAATCCTGACCTAATTGTTTTATCTTTCGTGCATCTTGAAAGAAAACCTGTAATCTTTTTGCTAAATCCATTACTTATTGCCTTTTAGTCTACACCTACAGCTCGTTTCCACCATCCAAAGTAAAATCTTTCTTGTGATTTATCTTTGAACACAATTTCAGAATAAAAAAGGGTTCTAAATGCCTTAAATCGCTCTTTATTTACTCTTTGAGACTCTCTTATCGTGTTTCTACCAATCTTGCCATCTACAGCTATTTTTGAGCCTCTGGTGGAGTTTACTGCTTTTTGCAGTATTTTTACTGCGTTTCCTTGCCCATGATTAACAACAGCATCGAAATAATCGTCTCGTAAGCCATCAGGTAGCTTCTCTACCTTCGATGGATTCCAATAATCTTTTCTGTATATCTCTAGTGCTTGGTCTAGGGTCAGATTCTTTATATCCAACTGCGGATATGAGCGTTTGGAGATTCCGTATTTAGTCTCTCCACCCCTATCAGTAGGGTCATCTACATATCCGCCTTCTCGTTTAAGTACATGAGGCACAATCTGCGCAAATGTTACTTTTTTGATAGGACATCTCCCATCACATTTTCAAATACACCATAGATAGCTTCTAAGATCTTCTCTTCAGTGTCTTCATTGATTATAGGAATGTTGATGTTCTTGTTCAGCTCATCAATAATCTTTTCTTTGTTTTCACCATTGAAAAGATATTCCATTATCATTTTCTGTATCATACGAACCTCATAATTAGATTGATGGTTATTGGTATTGCGAACAGACCAAGCATTCCGATGGTCTTGACTCGCACTAATGTTGATTCATGGTCTGCAACCTTACCATTCAGTCTTTCCAAATGATTGTCGATTGCTTTTAACCTATGAAAAATCTCTTCTTGTCTGGTATCAACCTTTATTAAAAGGTTCATCATCTCATCTCTATAATCAGCCACTTTCACTTCTGCGCTCTTCTGCGTTGCTTTGAGCCACGCCCATTTCCAATCTTCGCTTCGATGTAATTAAGTTGGTCGGTTACTTCGTCATTTAATTCCTGAAACTTATCGACCATAGCGTTTTTTGAATCAATTAATTTTATGATGATATGATGTAAGTCATCAATCTTCTTATTGAGTTCTGAGGTCATCCATTTGAATGTCATCCAAAGGATACCTGCAGCTAATCCTGCGAACCCAATCTCTGTCCAGTTTTCTATTCCCATTACCATTTAACCTTATCTGCCCAATAGGCTGCTGACATTCTTCCTTTTGCAATATTTCTAGCGTGGCGTGCCTTGAAGGATCTACGCCTTGCTCTTTCTGACTTGGTCTTAGGCTTCTTACCTGCGCCAGACACACCTTGTTGTCCGAATCTAATAAGCTTAACCTTGCTTCCAACCTTAGCAAGAACTGCGTGTGATTTCTTTGGGTGATTCCTGGTACGCTTAGGTTTATTGTAACCTGCGAATCGTTCACCTCGGTATGTGATTGCCATTACTTAGACCTTTTCTTAAATAAACTTTTGGGGATGCGTTTGCCTGCCTTGTAAAGACTGGACATCTTTTTTATGGTACTTGCACGAGAGGAACGCTTACGCCCCTTCAATCCGCTCAAGTATTTCTTAGGTAGACCTGACTTCTTATCTTTTGGTACTCTTCTTCGCTTTGGCACGCTTCCTCCTTAAATCTGTATCATGCTTTCTACTACCTCTAAGGAAAGAGTTTACTCTGCCCATAGCCCAAGAAGCCATTGTGGTCTTTGGTCGAGATCCTGCGGAAAGGAAAGCCCCTTGACCTCTCCTGTAAACTTTGACTAATGTTCCGTACGCTACGCCCTTTGCTCTTGCCTTCTTCTGAAGAGTAGCTTTTGTTGATGCGCTCAGGGGCTTTCTTTTGACTGCCATTACTTCTTTTTCTTCTTTTTATTCATCTTAGATTTTTTTGATGGTCTTCCTCTTTTGCGACCATAAGTTCCTTTTCCGTATGGCATGGGGACTCCTTTATTTATCTTCCTTAAATACTTCGTGAAGCAGTCTTTGCAGATCAGCTTCATTACGCATTATCTTTGTTGTTTGTTCTCTATCAAGTGGTAGTTCACCATCGGTAACCCAAAAGTCTTTCCAGTCTTTGAGTTCTTTTAGTTGGTTCTCGCTCATAGCCACTTTGAATTTTAAATCGTTTATATCTCCCATCAGCTTTCCGTAGCCAAACGCAAATGATGCTGAAACACCGATAAGCATCAGAACGTATCTAAATGATAGATTTATTTGTGTGTCGTCTGATAGTGCTTTCATCTTCTACTTACATATTCCCAAGTATCGTGCAACTCACAGAATCTTACGCTTTCACCGATGTTGGTTACTCTGCTTAACGTATGAAAATGCTTTGCACCTTTGTAATCTACAAGCATCAAATCTTGTGGTGCATTGGAACAACTTGATATAAGAATCAACCATACGAATAGAACGAATAAAACTCTAATTACTGCCATTGTTAATCCTCTGCATATTAAGGTAATACGTTTTATCTACGCCTGTTGAATCAAGCTGATATTGTATATGGTTTATAATGCTGTCCACTT